GGGGAGGATCCTCCAAAAGCGCCGCCTTTACCGCCAACGCTTTTTCTATTACTATCGTAGTTCGCATGAGCTTCACTAGCACCGCCGCCTCCACCGCCAACGCCGCCAACTTGTCCAGTAGCACTAGCGTTAGCGTTATGGTGCCCATATGCTCCGGCACCTGTTAAATGTAGACTATCGTATATAGGCTGATTTTCTGTTATACTTCCGGGAGTGGGGAAAGTCCCTACCACACTATGCGAGTTTTGAAGCTGTTGCACTCCCGTAGCTTCCACAGCGTTTTGAGTAGACGAACCTCCTCCTGCGCCTCTAAATTTTATACTATTAGTAGTTCCCAGCCCGTGGCCTCCCACACCCGCACCTCCAGTAGCCGTGGCGTTATAGTTTCCTCCAGCAGAAGAATCTCCTCCGTGGTAAGCGATGCCATTTACAGATACAGCACCTCCTCCAGTTGCAAAGTGCCCCGCGTTGCCTCCCGGATGAGAAATAGTACCTCCTCGTCCTCCGGTATAGTTTAAATCTCCACCAGAAGCAGTACCTCCTACTCCCCCTGCTATAGAATGAGCGCCATTTCCAGTAGCGTACGCAGCTTGCGCATTACCATCTCCTCCTCCTACAGCACTCATACTTACACTTAAAGCAGCACTAGAAGTAGCAAAAGTCGAGGTTCCTGCTGTAGTACTGCCTCCAGCATATGTAGAGCCTAAAACGCCGTTCGCTCCTCCAGCCACTCCTACAACAACCGCAAAAGTCTCTCCTGCTGTTACGGCAAAAGTTTTTTGACAAAAACCTCCTCCACCTCCACCAGTAGCCGAGCTTCTAACACCTGTATCTCCCGGATGTCTAGTGCTAGAGTTGGCATAAGAGCCAGCACCACCACCACCTGTTATAGTAACTTTAATTTTCCCGCTTAGTGGTATTGTAAAAGTTTGGCTACTTAATATCACATATTCTTTAAAGACACCTAAACTACCGCCACCTGCTGAAATTAGTCCTGATAATGTTGACATTTATATTGTCTCCTTTTTAATAAATAGCCCAACCGTAAGTGCTTCCAGTGAATACACACGTTAGCCCTACACGCGGAACGTTAATTGTCATGTTTTCTGCTGTTCCTTCAATCTTCTGGCTGTTCCTTCCAAGGATAGCTGTATTAAAGTTACCTACCGCAACCATGACTTGATCGCCAAGTGCCGGAGAAGACGGAAGCGTTAACGTACAAGCAGACGATATAAAGTGGTTCTGACCTGTTGTCGCCGTTGCGCTGCTTGAGACAACAGTTGTTGTTATGCCTCCGTTAACCTGCGCTGCCGTTAAAGCTCCTGTCATAACAATGTTATTGTCTAGCTTTGCTGAAGTAACAGCATCATTAGCTAAATGATCTGGATCAATAGAACCATCTACATACTGGGCGCTATCAATGCTATTTGCTGCCATCTTAGCTACAGTAATTTGACCAGCCGCAATGTGATCAGTATCTATAGAACCATCAACATATTGGGCGCTATCAATGCTATTTGCTGCCATCTTAGCTACAGTAATTTGGCCAGCCGCAATGTGCGCGGTATCAATAGAGCCATCTACATACTGGGCGCTATCAATGCTATTGTCGGCCATCTTCGCCACAGTAACTGCATCGTCGGCAATACCCGTGGTTTTAATCTGTGTTATTGCCATTGTTTAGCTCCCTAGTGTGGGCTTAGTAGCTGGAAAGTCTGAAGTGCTAGGCCAATCTCTTAGTGCTGTGCGGTACGTTAGGTACGCTGCGCGTTGGGGATGATCTGTAATTGCAGGGATACGGTCAGTTGCTTGAAGCTCTAAGTCTCGCCATGCTCTTGCGTCTGCTGCTATCTCTGCTGCTATCTCTTCTGCGGTTGGATCAGGCGTAACTGTCGGTGCGCTTTTTTCTTCATACCACCCTTCATATTGATAACGGATAAGGCCGTTGTCGAGTGCTCTTTCACTTATAATTGTTGACATTAGTCTGCTCCTTTAGCTGTCAAGACGTACAAGAACGCCACCCATTTTATTATTTGTGTTAGCATTGTTAGTATAATTCACAGCAACAGTAACGGTTAAAGACGTTTCAAAACGAATACAAGTTTGCGGGTTACGTGTAGGCTGATTTAAATTAGGTAAAAATAAATTACCCCATTGACTATTATTCCCGGCATTATAGTTTACTGTTCCAGTTGCTAAACTAGATGGCGCGCTATTTTGTCCAAGCTCACCTAGATGGTCAAGATATGCAGTGCCAGTATTATTATCTGTTCCCACTCTAGAAAAATTTCCTATATCGCCGCCGCGTATTACTGCCGTTGGAGTGCCTAGCCATCCTTGTAAATAACCACCGGCTCCAGACGCACCAAGATTTATTGTAGTGGCAACTCCATCTACAGTAATAACATAAGTTACAATAACACTTTGAGATGTTGCGTTGGGATAACTAGAAAACGCAAGAACTAAAAACCCGCCTTTTCCGCTAACAGTATAAAGTTGTTTAGCTGCGTTAGCACTGGAAGCTGCGGCACTAACACTTGTAAAATAATGCGTGGTATGAAAATTCGACGAAGATGGTTTATACAAAGTATTCGCAATAGGTATAACGGGGCTGTTATAACCTGCACTTGCATAAAATCTGCCCATTTTTAATGGATCACGATTATAAATTCCTGTACTACCTATTACTGCCGCCATTATTAATCTCCTTAAATTGTTGTCCAGCCGATAGTGCTATCGACAAAGACTAGCGTAGCCGCGTTATTTTTTGGCAGCAGAGCATCTCCCGCCGCAGAATTTATATTTGATGAATTACGGCCTATTGTTATCAAGGCTGCTCCAACATTCTTTACAGTGACAACAGCACCTGCACTTGGTGAGCTTGGAAGCGTCAAAGTGAATGCGGTAGATGCGTGGTTGCCTATGATTTGATCGCCGCTTGCCATAGTAAAATTAGCGGTCTTAACGAGCCAATTGTTATACAAGCCGCCTACAGTTGCAAAACTAAGTGTGCCGCTACCATCAGTGGTTAATGATTGTCCTGCGCTACCATCAGAAACATTAAGCCTTGCAATGTCTACTGCGTTGTCTGCAATAGCCGCTGCAACAACAGCATTGTCAGCAATTAATGCAGAGGTAATTGCATCATCAGCTATCTTAGCTGTTGTAACTGCATCATCGACCATAGAAGCAGTAACGACTGCATCTGCTGCTAGTTGATCTGCACCCACGGCATTATCAGCTATTTTAGCTTGAGTTACATTATCATCAACAATAGAAGCAGTTACTACAGCATTAGAAGCTAGTTTAGCGGCTGTTACTGCATCGTCTGCTATTTTAGCTGTAGTTACATTAGCGTCTGTTATCTTTACAGTTGTTACAGCGTTTGAAGCCAACTTAGCTGTAGTAACACTTGTGTCTGCGGGAGTTGTGCTTGCAGCAACCGTAAGAAGATTTATTGCTTCAACTTTAACGCCGCTTGCAGGAGCAGTAGAAAATGTAAGTGTGGTTCCGCTAAAACTAAAAGTATCTTTGTGTTGGTAAACGCCATCAAAATAAACTTGAAGTGCGTTTTCAGAAGGAGGTGCGGCTGACAACGTAAGCGTAGTATCGCTACCATCACCTGTCATTGTGCTAAGAGTTATAGTAGCCTCGCCGCCACCAATATCTCCCCAAGCATCTGAGTACCCCTCAAACTTTCCTGTAGTGCTGTTGTATCTAAACTGACCGGCAACAGCAGTAGGCCGTTGAGCAGTAGTTCCAGAAGGGATTTTAACTGCTCCGTATGTTCCTAAAGTAGTTGTAACAGCAGTTGCGTGGTTGCCCATGTAAGCGTGAGAGCTACATTGATAGTAAAGTATATTAGGCGTTGAAGAAGTTACTGCAATTGTTGTATGCGCCCCTGCATTACCGGGAGTTCCTGAAGTTGTAACACCTGTAGAGTAAGCCACTGTTTTAGCTGCATCTACATAAAAACGTAAAGGATGTCCACTGTTAGAGCTATGTGCTTGATCAAACTTAAAGTAGTAGCCTGAAGAACTTGTTATTGCGTCTACTCCTGCTAGTTGAAGTGCAGGGGCTTCTACTCCATTTAAAAAATATGCGCTGCTGCTGCCGTCACCGTAATAAGGATGACCTGTTGTTTTACTAGCTACTGTTACTGTAAAGACTGTAGGGCTAGAAGAACTACCATAACTGTGTGCTAATCCTTTAGCTGAAACAAGTCCTGCACCTTCTATGTCTTTAGCTTGAGCATCTAAATCACCGCCTAGCTGTGGAGTAGTATCTTCTACAATATTTGCAATAGCAGAAGAAGTTGCTAATCCACTAACTATAGCACTTCTTGAAATTTTCTTTAAACCGCCACCTGATGTATCTATTGCTAAAAACACATCGTCACTAGCTACTGTGCTTATTTCAGCTAACGAACTTACTGCTACAGAATTAAAATTTGTACCGTCTGCTATAAGTAAATTACCAATTGTATTTGTAGCCATTACAATATCATCACCAGATACTGTAAGATCGCCAGTTACTACTAAATCACCTGCAATAGTTACATCGTCTGAAAGTTTATCTCCTGTAACAGCATTGTTAGCTATGTCT